GGTGAACATCGATACCGCGTTCAACGCTGGCACCACCAACGGGCTGACGCTCGGCACCGCGGCGGGTGGCAACCAGATTGCCACCACCACGGACACCGGCTCCGGCACGACCGGCGCGAAGGTGATCACGACGGGTCTGGCAACGGCGGAGACGACGGCGGATACCCCGTTGTACGTCACATATACGCAGACCGGAACCGCGGCATCGGCTGGCATGGCGCGAATCGCGATTCAGTACGTCATCCGTTTCTCGGCGTTCCAGTGATGAGAAAGGAGCCGGCATCGCGCCGGCTCCTTTTCACATGAGGACCATTTGAAATGGCGCAATTCGACTTCGAGAATTTCGACGGCTCGATGAAAGTGTCTGCAAACGGCGCTCTCGTCTCGGGAACGAACCCGCTGCCGATCTATGACGGGTATCAGAACCCCGTTGCCGTTGCGTGGACAAATGCGACTGCACAGAATACTGCCGCGGCCTATGCGACATCCGGCTATGATACGATTGTCATTACGCTGGTATCGACGGGCACGATATCGGGCGGCGTCGTTACCTTCGAGGTTTTCGACGGTGTGACGTGGTTGCCGATCAAGGGTTTCCGGCCTGACAGCTACCTGTCCGATTCTGCTTTTACGCTTGCCACCGGCACGTCGCGCTCTTGGCAGTTTTCGATTGCCGGCTTTACGCAGTTCAGAACGCGCCTTTCCACGGTGATCAGCGGAACGGGTTCGGTCTCCGTCACGACGATTGTCTCCTCCGCACCGGATGTGTCCGGCGTGACGGTCGGCATCGATCCCAATGCACCGCTGCCGACCGGAACCAATACGCTTGGCGGCGTGCTGATGGCGACGAGCGCGACGGCGGGTGCCCCGACATTGGCCCGTGTCATGTCCGCGGCGACCACCAACGCAACGTCGGTCAAGGCGAGCTCCGGCAACCTCTATGCGGTGCAGTTGTTCAATACGGCCGGCTCGACTCGTTTCGTCAAGCTCTACAATAAAGCGTCAGCGCCTACGGTCGGCACCGACACGCCGATAGCGACGCTGCCGATTGCAGCGGGCGCATGGATGCCAACGATCAGTCAGTATCCCGTGTCGTTCTCCGTTGGGATTGCCTACGCCATCACGGGTGCCGTTGGCGACAGCGACACGACAGCGGTGGGTGCCAATGATGTGGTTGGGTTCTTGCAATATGCGTAAGCGGAGCTAGGCCATGGCTGGCGCCTATCTCGATATGCAGAACCGGATTGCGGACGAAATCAATCGTTCCGATCTCGGCTCGCAAATCCAGAACGCAATTCAAACCGCCATCCTCTATTATGAGACGGAAGATTCGCTTTGGTTCACCGAGGGGCGGTTCCTGATCAACACCGTGGCTAGCCAGGATCGTTATGTCATCCCGGATACGCTTCTAAACGAGGACGGAAGCACCATTACGCCGGGCGTTACCTTGCTCGATGTCGATCAGATGGTGTGCAACTTCAATAACTGGTTTCAGCCTCTAAAGCCGGTCACGTGGGGCTGGATCGACACCTATCAAATCCCAACCTACACCGGGCAACCCTACTATTACGGCCGTCTGCAGAACATGATCCGGTTCGCGCCGACACCGAACGGCGTCTATCAGGTGATCATCACGGGTACGACACGGCTTCCCACGCTCGTGAACCCGACCGATACGAACGCCTGGATGACTGAAGGCGAATGGCTGATCCGCAGCCGGGCCAAGGCCATCCTATGGCGTGCAGTGTTGCGTGATATGGATGAGGCCAAGCTGTGCGAGGAGGAGGAGAGCCTTGCACTTGCGGCCCTCCAGCGTAAGGAATCCTCGAGGATCACCAATCGCGCGTCGGCGTGGGGATATTGATGGCGCGGGGCACAAACCCGATCAAATTCGGCACATGGGAGCCGGACAAGTCGACGCGGCAGAATCCGGCGAACGAGGCAAAAGGCGTGCTCAGACAACAGGGCACCTACGTGCCTACTCTGTCTCCCGCGTCATATCAGGGCATTCAACTGCCGTTGACCTGCATCGGTGCGGCTGGCTTCTACGATCCAAGCTATACGGCTCAGGTGTTTCTAGGCACGAGCGCCAAGCTCTATCAGATCGTGTCGGGAACGCTAACGGACGTGTCGAATACCGGCGGGTATACGACGCCCTATGATCGGTTTTGGTCGTTCGAGCAGTTCGGCAAGTACATTGTCGCAGCGTTCCGCGGGGTGAACCCGCAATATATCGACATTTCGACGGCTAACACCACGTTTCAGACGTTACCCGGGTCGCCACCGCAGGCGGAGACAATCGGGCGGGTGCTTAATTTCCTCGTGGCGGGCCTCGATCAAACGCTGCAGTGGAGCGCGCAAAACGATATTACGACCTGGGGTGCTAACGTCGCCGTTCAGTCGGGCTCGACGACGCTCGATCTGTCCGGTGGAGCGATCAAGCGCATCATCGGCGGTGAAACCGGAACCATCCTGCAGCAGCGTCACATACGGCGCATGACTTATGTGGGACCTCCCACAATATGGCAAATCGATTTGGTCGAAGAGCGTCGCGGTGTGATCGCGCAGAATGCGGCGGTGAAGTTCGGGCGCAACATCTTCATTGCGTCGGAAGACGGGTTCTACGTTTTCGACGGCTACCAATCCCAGCCGCTCGGTATCAACCGCGTGGACGAGTATTTCACGAGCCGGTTGAACTATCCCTATCGTCATCACATCTGTTGCGCGCTCGATCCTGTACAGCGGGTGGTGATGTGGGCCTATCCGGCCGGGTCCGCGACGCTGCCGAGCGAAATCCTATATTATTCTATTGGTGACGATGCGTGGTCGCATGATGATTGCTCGCTCGAATACCTGTTCGAGATGCCAAAGCCTGGCTACACGCTCGACAACCTGTATCAGTTTCCGGGAGCAGCCACCGGCGGCAACATCGATCAGCCGATCCTGTCGACGCTATCGATAGACAGCCCGGTTTTCACCGAGGGGCGTCGCCAGCCGGCGGGTGTCGACCAGACCCACACCATGATCACATACGCCGGCACCAACCGCCCGGCGATCATTGAAACGATGGAGATCAATCCCCAACCCGGCCGGCGCGCGTATGTTTCCGAGCTCTGGCCAATCGTTGACGCGCCGACCCAATCGATTTCGGCATCGGTGCGGTCGCGGGCCGCTGCGCCGGGCGACCCGGTGACGGAAACCAACATCGTCACTGCGAATGCGAGCGGCCTTTGCCCGATCCGCATCGACGGGCGCTATCTGAGGGGGCGGGTTTATATCGCCTCGGGTGCGCCTTGGACCCATGCCGAGGCCGTGGAAGCGAAAGCGACGGTGACAGGTGCCCGCTGATCGCACGTTCTGGCCGCTACCGCCCGAGCCGACGCCGCCGCAACTTTATTTGTGGGGGCAACGGCTGATTAACATGCTGCGGTTGGGCCGGCACGTGGAGACGCTAAGCGGGTCGCTGACGCTGAGCTCCGGCACGTTGACGACGGTCGCGGATACGAACGTGCTCACGGGTTCTGTGATTGCCCTTCAACCCACCAATTCGGCCGCGAGCACGTTGGGTCTTCCAGCCGTTACCGCAAAAACTCTGGCCACGGGCTTTACCTTGAGTCACGGCACGGCCGCAGGAACCGAGACTTACGATTATGTCCTCGTCCGCTAGCCTGTTCTGTGTCCCCGCCGATGCTTTGGATCGGGTCTGGCCGCTGGTGCGGCCTTGGGTCAAGGCGGCCACCGATAAAACGGATGGCTGGTGGGGGCCTGACGACGTGCGCGCCGCCTGCGAGCGGGGCCATGCGGTGCTGTGGGTGGTGCTCGACGACAGCCGGGCGCGGGCGGCCGTGGTGACGGAAATCCACGAAGGATGGCGCCAGCGGGTCGGGCGGATTTCCGTTCTCGGTGGTGAAGGGTTCCGGCACTGGCGCCATTTGATTGCAGAGCTTGAGATGTGGGCAAAGGCGCAAGGGGCTAATCGTATGGAGATCATGGGCCGGGATTGGTCGAAGGTTTTGGGGCGTGATGGTTATGTCAAAACCGCAACGGTGGTGAGGAAGCCGCTATGAGCTTCGGACAAGGCCCCAAGACCACCACGACAGGCCAACAGACGACGCAATCGGGCGTCGGTGGCCCGGCAGCGCAGCCGACGCAAGATCTGCTCAACAGCGCGACGAGTTGGCTGAACTCGGGCGGCGCGCAATACTATCCAGGCCAGACCTATGCCGGTCTCAACTCGACGCAACAATCCGGGATTGGGCAACTCACGGCGGGCGGCAATTCCGGCGCCGCGCAGAGCTACTTTTCGAACCTGATCAACGGCGGCACGCTCGATCCGAGCCAGAATCCGACGATGCAGGCCCAACTCGACGCGATCAAGCAGAGCGTGATGCCGGCGATCAACTCGAGCTTTGCGAAAGCGGGCATGTACGGATCGACGCCCAATCAGGAAGCGTTGGCGCAAGGGCTCGCGTCGGGTGAAGCGGCGCCGATCTTCCAAAACTATCAGTATCAGCAGGGCTTGCAGAACCAGGCGGCGGCCGGTGCGCCGACGATGGCTGCACAGATCGCGCAGAACACGCTCAACGCCGGCGCCTTGCAGCAGCAGGACGCACAGAACCAGATCAACGCCGACATGGCGCGCTGGAACTACAATCAGAACTTGCCTTTGCAGACGACGCAGCAGGCCGCGGGGATTATCGATCCGTTAGCCTCGATGTACAAAACCGGCACGACCGACAGCACGCAGACTCAATCGACTCAACAGAGCCCGCTACAGACGGCGTTGGGGCTCGGCATGATGGGGGCGAGCATGTTCGGGACTGGCGGCATGTTCCCAGGTGTCGGAGCCGGGCTCGGGTCGGCGTTCAGCAGCATGCTTCCAACCACCATGGCAGGCCCATGGCGAACCAGCGTAACGCCGGGAGGGTGACACATGGCTGACGGCTCCTACGGTAACCTTTTCGACCGGCTGGGCTCAACCATGCAGAGCCCGCTGTTCCAGATGGGCGCGGCGGTGATGTCGAGCCCGCAAGGGGTCGGCGGCGGCATTCTGCAGGGGGCGCAAGCGGCTCAACAGGCGCAGAAGTTCCAGCGCGAACAATCCCAGCAGACGGCAAGAGATACGTTTCTAAGCGATCTTGGCGCCGGAAAATATCCAGGCATCGCGAGCGCAATTCCCGGTGCGGTGTCGCAGTTTGCGCAAGGAACTCGAGACCCCAGCATCATCGGACAAACGCTTGCCAATCAACAAAAGAGTACCGACGACATTCGCGAGTTCGAGTACGCCAAGCAGAACGGATATGCCGGCACGTTCGACAACTGGATGCGCCAGAAGCGCGAAGGACAGGTCAGATTTGGACTGCAGCCGATCCCCTACCAGAAGCCGGATGGAACGGTCGGCTATATGGTGCCGAACACAGCAGGCGAGACGCGCGATCTAGCGATTCCCGGCGCTGGTGGCCGCATGCTGACGCCGACGCATGACACCGACCTCGGAACGTCCGTTATAACCCGCGACAAATACGGAACTGTAATCGGAACAACGCCAAAGGATATTGCAGGAGCCGCCGCGGCAAGAGAAGTTGGCACAGAATCGGGCAAGGCGGAATTTGCGCTACCTGCCATTGAGAACAAGGTTCGTCTCGCGAATAAATACATCGACGAACTGACGACTGATCCGACGTTGAAATATGCAACCGGGGTTCTCGGCAATCTTCCTGCGCTGCCTGGGACGGCGCAAGCCGGCGTTGTTGCACGCATCCAACAGGTTCAGGGTATGGCATTCCTTGCCGCATTCGAGAGCCTGCGGGGTGGCGGTCAGATTTCCAACGTGGAGGGTGAAAAGGCGTCGGTTGCCTTCGCTCGGCTGCAGCGCCCACAATCGATCGACGATGCCATTGCCGCACTCAACGATCTGAAGGACGTTGTTAACTCCGGCCTTGTTGTCGCGCGCAAACAAGCCGATATGTCTCGGTTGCGCCCGGGCGCAAAGTTGCCGTCCGTGCCAAGCGTCGGGCCTCCGGTGTTGGCGCCGCCCGTCACGCCTGGGGCGCCCTCGGCTGCGGCCCCGCGCGAAATCCGCTCCCCGTCTGGCATCGTTCTCCGTGAGGTGCCCTAATGGCCGATGAGGCCGGCGCTCTTGCGCCACTCGATGCCGCAACCGACCGCCGTGTTGTCGATGCCGTCAACAAGGAAGCCGCCCGCACCCTTCGCAAGTTCAGGGTCACGGTGCCGAGCGGGAAGTCGTTCGTGATCGAGGCCCCAGCCGGTGCGTCAGATCACGAAATCATGTCGTTCGTCGAAGAGAATGTGCCACGGTTCGAGACGGCATCGCCCGACAATCGCACCGGCTCGTTCGCTCCGCCGCAACCGCTGAAGGCCCCACCGATCGAGCCGGCCAGCACGGTGGT